ATAATGCCGGAGGTAATGAACATGGCTTCTGGAGCACCAAGTGCTATGAGTAGTATCTCTCCACTTGCATTTGTCCCACTACCCCAAAAAGAAGTAGACCCAAGAACTGGACTTCGATTAAGAGCACAAGGACCAATTCAATATGAAAGACCAACTTTCAAACCAGAAGTAAATCCATATGGTGTATTTGGTTCTGAAGGAGATTTTCAATCTGCTAATGTATTTTCGTCCAACTTAGAAACAGATGATGATGCTAAAGCACAACTTAGGCGTTTGGGACATGACCCAAAAAGAATTAACCAAATGGTAGGAGTTGAGCGCGATGCTTGGGCAGAAAATAGAGCACGTAAGTTTGAAGCAAAACAAGAAAGAGAAAGGGCAAAGTTTGACACTGCTCAACAAAAAAGGCAAGCAGATATGTCTTTACAAGAAGCCCTTTCTCGTCAAATGGCACAGAGCGGTGGTAATTCACAGGCTGCTTTTGAAGAAGCACTACGAAGAACTGGGCGTGGTGCACTCGCTGGTAAGATTGGAGCAGGTGCGCTCGCTGGACTTACCGGTTTGATGGCGCTTCAAAGAGCCAATGAATCAGGCACAGACCTCATCAGTGCACTTGGGGGCGCAGGCGCTCAAGGTTATTCCACATATCGTTATGCAAATCCAACTCTACAAAGCCTCGGAATGCGAGGCGCTGCAAAAATAAGTCCAACCGTCGGGGTTTCTTCCGCTTCGACCTCCTCCCCGACGGTTGAGACACCAAAACCAACAAAATTAGACGATTTTGAAGGGTTTGATACAGGTGCTACGACGCAATCTGTAGCACCACCTACTGTAGCACCACCTACTGTAGCACCACCTACGACGGCGCAGTCATTATCTTCCCAAGAAATTGTGGAAGCGCAAAACGCATTGGGCGGTGGAGTGCCACAACACATGGCTGAACAAAGTCATGTTTCTGATGAAGCCATGAATGACCATAAGGCTCTTACTAATGAAGAAAAGAAAATGGTTCAATCAACTTTGGATAATTGGAACGATATTGAATGGTCTGACGACACCAATAAAGGTAACAGGAGGTCTTTCATTGGTGTCAGATGATAATGAACAGACCAAGCAACTCATCATCGAGATGGATGGGAAGATGGCTTCTCGCTCATTCCGTTTTTTCTTTGAGTCAATCCTTGGTTTTCATTACTCACATCACCACCAATTATGGGATGAAGGTTTGACCCACAACCGCTACTATTGCGTAAAAGCATCCCGTGACCATGGTAAATCCACTCTGTTCATGGCCTATGCGTTGTGGATTGCTGCGTTTAAGCCCGGCACACACATCATGGTTTTCTCTCACTCATTGGAGCAGACACTCGAACACATGCGTTTCATTAGAAATTGTATTGACACCACTCCTTGCCTTCGTCATCTTCGACCTACCGGTAAACCGTGGGCTAAGTCCTATTTTGAGTTCACAAACGGCAGTCGTATCATGGCAAAGTCGGTCGGTGGAGCAACTCGTGGTTTCCATCCTGATGTGGTTGTGTGTGACGATATTCTGTGGGGCACAACAGGTGGAGAGTTACAGCGAGCAGCCGATTGGTTCTATGGTGTTCTGCTTCCTGTTCTTCACCATAGTGCGCGTCTAATGATGGTCGGAACTCCGTTCTCATACAATGACCTGTATGCGGAACTTGAACAGAAGGACACGTTCGTTGTCGAAACATATCCTGCGATTAATGCTGAAGGTATAGCATTGTGGCCTGAGCGTTGGGACTTAGATTCACTCGAAGAGCGTCGCCGGTCTATGCCAGCAATTCAGTTTACTCGTGAGTATCTGTGTGAACCAATTCACGACGTTGCCAGTATGTTCCCGTCGGATATTCTTGAGAGAGCACGTGACACGAATCTTGTTCTTCTTGACCGGGCAGAAATGGAATACAACGAAGACGGGGAGCCTGCCGGTGTGTTCGGCCAGCATTTTATTGGCTGGGATACAGCGATTGCTTCTGATAAGAATGCTGACTTTACAGCCATGCTTACTCTTCGCACTCCACCCGGTGAAAACGAGAAGCAGATTGTCAACATCATTCACGAGAAAGGAATGTCTTCTATGGCTCAGAAGCGCCAAATCATTATTCTCAATAACAAGTTCAAACCTGACCTCATTGAACTTGAGGGTAACAATTTCCAGAGAATGTTCGCCATGGAGTTGAAAGAAATACGTGACGATATTCCGATTCGAACCTTTATGACAACTAAGACAAGAAAGGAAAGCCTCTTCATGTCCCTGCTGCTGGCTTTTGAACAAGGGCAGATACGCACGCCGTATGGAGACGAGAGAAGTAAGACGTTCACTCACAAGTTGGAAGAAGAATTGAATCGTTTCGGTATGCAGAAAAATGGGAGGCTTGAGAGTGTGGGAACGCATGACGACTTGGCAATGGCTCTCGCTCTTGCTAACTGGGGAACCAAAGAGTTCCGTGGTTCAGTCATGCTTCTTGATGACTACCTTCCCGGCTTTGATGATTACATGAGTGGTGGGGCCAAGAGTGGTTGGGTGATTCCATGAAAGAAGAAAAAGTTGGAAAGAAGCCCAAAGGCATGGTCGTTGTTATCTCAGTGGGTAAGCCCGGTGGTAAGAAACCTGAGCGAGAGGCTGACCCTGATACTAAGAAGAAAGCCAGTATCGAAGAACTCCAACAAGAAGCCGAGTCACTACGCGGTGCTCGTGATTTCCCGACTGCCCGTCGCTTCCAATCAACTGCAAATATGTTAGGTCAGGAAACACCGGGACGCGAAGTGGCTGCTCAGGCTGCTCAGGCTCTCTCACCCGGAGACGAGCAGATGTCAACCTCTCTCTATGATGAGGGACTTCAATCTCCTGATTTTATGGATATGCGACAAAATCCCAGTGAATATGACCCTACCGAGCGTGAGAACTTCATGCGTTTGATGCGACAAATGGAAAAACATCGCCGTCAAGTTGCACAAGGGCAAGAAAGCCTTGCTGAACTTCGTCGCGATGACCCGTCTAAGTTCTTCTCTGACCGTATGACAGGGCGTGTGCAAACCGGAGAAGCGATGGACTTGTCTTGGCGTTTACTCAAGGCTGCGGGAAGGGTTGACCCTTCTTCTCCTTCTCGCACAGAACACAAGTGGTCAGACCGGCGTGGACCTATTGACCTTTCACAACCTTTCATGAATACAGTATCATCATTTCTTCCCGCTTCTCAACAAGATTTCCCAAGGGGTCGTATTTCACCTCAAGTATTAGACATGGGTGTTACTGACGCTGGGAAACAGTTACCACCGCCTTCAAAAGTTAAGAGTTTGTCAATGGTTCCTATCTCAGAAGTAGAACCTCCTGTGGATTATGCATCATTACCTAATGAAGCATTTGGAATAATGTCCCAAGGAGTGGAAAACCCAATGACAGGATATAATCAAAGAATGACGATTGACGGAGAAATACCCTTTGAAGACCCTCATATGGAACTTCGTCTTGACCCTGAAGAAAGAGAGTTAAATCGTCTCCAAGGTATTGAGGGAGATTCTCCTAATATTAGACCAAGGCTCCATCCTTTGCATGGTTCAAAACCGAGTCGCCCAGTAGATATCCCTGACCCACAATTCGCAGATGAACCTGAACGTATACCTGTTTTTAGTTATCGTGAATTACCATACAGTTTTGTTAAACCACTTGACCCTAATAATGAAATTATAACACATGAAGGCCAACGGTATGAAAAAATCCCACGTGGTATGCGGAGGAATCCTAACTATGGTAGAACAATGCAGCGACCACAAAAGTATACAGTGCAACAAAAACGTGGTGCAGAAGGGATAATTCAAAGAAGTGAAGATGATGATGCTTTATCTGACATTCTCAAAGGTGATTTGTCTAATGTTGATTTCTGTGATTGTTGTAGCCCCAGTGAACTTGCTTGGGCTGTTATAAAAGCCAAGAAGAAGTCCAAACCGTTTCATGGATATAATCCAAAGCGTCATCATAAGAAAGGTGGGCTAAGTGCTAAAGGAAGGGCTAAGTTCAAGCGTGAAACTGGCGCAAACCTCAAACCACCTGTAACTACGAAGCCGAGTAAACTCAAGCCCGGTTCTAAGAAGGCCAAACGCCGTAAGTCATTCTGCGCTCGTATGTCAGGTTCTAAAGGACCGACATCGAAGAAAGGTAAACTCACACCAAAAGGTGCAGCGCTAAAGAGGTGGAACTGTTGAATTGTGGCTGCGAACACTGTGGACCCATGACATTGGCTTGGGATTCACTTGAAAAGAAATTATGTCCCGAAGGAAAGGCTGCTGCTAAGCGGAAGTTCAAAGTTTATCCTTCTGCTTATGCAAATGGTTGGGCTGTGCAATACTGCCGTGGTAAGTTTAGAAAGAAGGGGAAGAAAAAGAAATGATTCCTCTTGAGATGGCATGGCAAGTGCTTAAAGAAATGCCCGCTTGTCCAAGGGCTACTCAAGATTTGAAAGTTAATACTGAAAATCGTAATGACGCGATACAATCAGAACACATTCAATATGGACCGCTCAATCTATCTGATGAAAGTTATTGGGTTAAAGCAGCCGACCATTGGAATACATCAGTTGATGTTGCAAAAAAATCCAATTGCAGTAATTGTGTTGCTTTTGATATTAGTCCAAGAATGGAAAAATGCATGCCATTAGAAGGAGATTTAGGTTACTGCTGGATGCATCATTTCAAGTGCCATAAAGATAGAACCTGTTACACTTGGGCAGCAGGTGGACCAATAACAGAAAACGAAGTTTCTAAGAAAAATCAAAAGAAAAGTGAGTAAAATGACTGACTGTTGCACTTGCCATGATGTTCTTGTTATCAAGAATCTGAACCGATGGTTCAAAGAAAAGTGGGTTGATGTATCTCGTAAGGACAAAGATGGTAAACATCCACCTTGTGGTCGCTCTAAGGCAAAGAAGGGTAGCAAGGGTTATCCAAAGTGCCGCCCTTCTGTGAAGGTTAGTGATAAAACGCCAAAAACATCTGGTTCAATGTCTGAGGGTCAAAAGCGTGCGGCCACTAAGCGTAAGCGCTCTAAGAAGCAGGGCGTAGGCGGTAAACCGACTATCGTAAAGATGGTAGCCGTTAAGTAGAGGTCACTCGTGAGGTCAAAGTATGTGGGGGTCTGCGCTTATCGAATCCTTCGAAGTCGAAGTTCCTGAAGTAATCATCAAGGCTGAACCTACCAAGAATCTATTTGCTAATGGTGATGGTTGGTTTGAGGCTAAGTTAGGGTGTTCTGCGGGTAATCTCGTGAAGAGATTGCGTAAGATGCGAAGACGAAATAAGGATAGTCGTGATGAAATTGATGCCATTATTTCTGACATACGTGTCATGAAAGCGTTAGAAACTGAAGTGACAATCAATTCACTCACTTGGGGTGCTGAGAATGCTGATGTCATCAAACAATTAGGACTTAGTGACCGTGACCTGAAGAGTTTACGCAAGTTCGGGGAAAGCCGCTCAGTATCTCTTCAACAGGCGTGTAATATGTGGAAAAGTGCAGAAACTGCTCTCAAAATGCTCGATGAGTTTGAGGATGTATGGGGAGAAGAAGAGCAACGCGCATGGGCTACAGCCATGTCTACGAGAAGTGATGCGAAGAAGATGTGGAAAAATAGCCTACATCAGATTGATGCCCTCACTAAGCATGAGCAGGATTTTCTTTCTTTTGCCGCTTTACAACTAAATGAAAGAGGTCCGATGAAGTCCACTGAGATTCGTAGAAATCTAAGTGAAGCGGGATTGATGAGAAAGTCATTCACTGATAAGAAGTTGGCCCGACTTCTCAATATGTATGGTGAAGAAGTTGACATCATTAAGGGCGCAAAGCGTGGAACTTACGTTGTTCTCGACTCCGAGGGCCTTGTTCTCAAAGACCCATGGGCATATAGTGCTGGCTTCCTTGATGCAGACGGTTATATCACAATCACTGGTCGTGGTGAGCCTCGTGCTGGATTCATTGCTACTGGTGATAGGGGTAGAGTTCACTGTGAGAATCTCCATAAAACGCTGGGTTGTGGTATTCTTCAACTCGATAATAAGGTCTACAAGGACTCTCAGAGAAGTCAGCACCGCCTTCAGTTCTATTCAAAGGCTGACATCCGCAAACTCCTAACGGGAGTGCTTCCTCACTTACGCATGAAGGATGTTCAGGCGAAGGCTGTGCTCGCCTTCATAGAAGAAGACGATAAGGTTCGGAAGGAAGAGATAAAGCGTGTCGTGAGATACAATAACTGGAAGGATGATGCTCGAAAGGCCACTGAATTGCTTGAGGGTTGGGGTATTGATGCTAATACAATTGGTAAGTATGAGGAGGGTCTGTGATGGCAGAAGGTGACCGAAATCCAGTTAGCCGATTCTTGTCGGCTCTCGCCAGTCCATTCAGGCGTCGCACAACTCCTGAACCTCAGATGCCTCTCTATACGACAGGTATCCAAGAGCCTGTTCTCGCACAAGGTATCACTATTCCTGCTTTATTTGCCGTTTCAAATGAGAATCTAATTCTTAGAACTGTCTTATCTAAGTTAAGTCAAGAGGTTTTCAGAAGAGGATACTATTGGGAGAAGAAGTTCCGCAAGAAGTGCACTGAGTGTGGGGAAGAATACCAACATGAAGTTGAAATGTGTAAGACCTGCGGTGGAGAGGTTCGCGACCCGGACCCTGAACAGGTCATTTATGGTCGTTGGTTACTCGAAGAACAGAATGCCATGGAGCAGAGTTTCATGGAAGTATTGTTTGAAGTCGAGCGCGACCTCAACATTGTAGATGATGCATTTTTGATTCTTATCAAGGAATATTATGTAGACCCTGAGTCGGGTGATGTTCAGTTCTTCCGAGTGAAGCAAATTATCCGTGGTGACCCGATATTCATGCGTATTATTGCTGATAAGCGTGGTGTTCGCGGTGGGCGATACAAGATTTGTCGTATTCATCGTGACCAAGTTGCTTATCCCGGCCAAGAGCCAGCATGTCAAGTATGTGGCTCCCGTCTTGTTGACGCTCACTACGTGAACATGTCAGGCTCTGGAAAGAATCAGTATTACACGAAGGGTGAAGTCATTCATATCAGTAAGTATAATCCATCTAAGTTGTATGGGACTTCCCCCGTCAATACGATGTGGCGTCAGGCAATGACGCTTACTGCAATGGACAATTACATGTATACAGCCTATCAGAAGAGGCGGATTCCGAAGGGTATCATTTCTGTCACAACGGATAATCTTGAGTCCATGAAGTCCTTTTGGAAGGGCGTTGATGAGAAAATGGAGCGTGACCCGCATTACATTCCTAAAGTCGGTATCGAATCTCAATCAGGACGAGGTGCTGTGAACTGGGTCAAGTTCATGGATACACTTGAAGAGATGCAGTATATCTCTGTCCGTGATGAGATTAGAAATCGTATCGCTGCATTCTATGGTGTATCGAGCATCTTTATGATTGACAACGGTAAATCTGGTGGACTTAACAACGAAGGTTTGCAGATTCTTGTAACTAATCGTGCTGTTGAGTTTGGTCAGAAGGTCTACACAGAGAATCTATTCCCTCGTTTGCTTAAGGAAATGAGTATTACTGATTGGAAATTGACGTTATATCCAAATGAAGAAGAGGATGAAATTACTCGACTCCGTCGTGATGAGATGGAAGTAAACTTGGCACAGAGAATGCAGATGCTGGGTTATCAACCTGAACTCTTGGAAGAGGGTGACCGAGACATCCGCTTTGTATATCGTCAGCAAGAGGAAGGAGCACAACCTCCCGGCGGAATGCCTCCGGGTGGAATGCCTCCGGGTGGAATGCCTCCGGGTGGAATGCCTCCGGGTGGAATGCCTCCGGGTGGAATGCCGATGAGAGGTGGTCCTCCGGGCGGAATAATGCCTCCATCACAACCGGGTGGTGAAGGGCAAGGAATACGCACACCGAGAAGCCCCGCAAGACCTCAGCAACGTGGCACACCCGGAGCAGGTTCACCTATTACAAGCGTTCAACAACGTGGTCCTCCCCCCACCCAAGGACAGTTGAATAGTGACGCAATGCAGAATGCGCGAAGACCTCGCGGAGCGTAATCTCTTTTAATACACCATACCTACGGAGAAGCGGGATTCACATGGACCTCAAGAAAATGCACCCTATGGCACGCAAGTTAGGCATTCACGCTGACGCTTTCAATAAGGCACTCGAAACAGGTGACGCAATGGCTGCTCAAGACCACTTGAATGAGATTAGAAAGTTCGCTGGTTATCTTTCTGAAGACATTCATATGGAAATCACGAAGGCAGAAAAGAGTGAAGATACTCAAATCTCTACTCCAATCATGAAGATGAACACAACTGGAGAGAAGTTCGACTCCTCTCAGCGTGACGCTGTTCTACCCGGTATGATTCTTGCAGCACGCACTGGTGGCCCGATGCGAGTCCATCGTGGAACCTTTGGTCACTTTACTCCCGGCGGAGAGTGATTAGATGTCCGATGACGCACCTGAGAGTGCGACAGAGCGACTCATGTCTACGCTTATCTCTAAGATGGAAACCATGGACCACGACCTTGGTATACTCAAGGCAGAAAATGACCGTCTTCAACGTATTATCAATAACCCAACATCCCTTCTTCGTAAGGCGGGTTTTGTCGCTACCATGACTCCTTTGAGTGAGGATGTTGAAACAGATGCTTTCCGCTCTGATGAAGGAGTTCTCCTCAAGGCGAATGATTCATTCACAAATGAAGAAATTCATCTCATGAGTTGGGATGAGATACATGAGATGGCTGACCAAGCCAAGAGCACAGAGGTGGTTTGAGAAATGCGTCCAATTCCGTCCCCAGTTAGTAGAGATGCAATGACTCTTCTTCACAAGGCTCAACGTCTTTTTGAAAAGGCTGAGAAATTAGACATGGTAGAACATGAAGGGAAGAAAGTTCCTGCTTTTGCCGCTGATGGTAAAGGTGCTAAAGATGAGAAGGCAAAAGCAAAAGATTGCCCTGAATGTGAAGGAAAGGGTCATGACTGCAAGTGTGATGAAAAGTGTCCAACTTGTGGTGAGAAAATGGATAAGATGGGATACAAGATGGGTTGCATGAAAATGGGATGCGGTGGTAAAATGGACGTAGATAAGGGTAACAAAATATGCCCTGAATGTGGCGAAGAGAAGAACAAGATGGGATGCATGAAAATGGGATGCGGTGGAAAGATGGATGTAGAGAAGTCCGAAGCAGGAACCCAACCGGGTTTTGAAACATCTTTTGACTCTAACCCCAGCGGAGTCATGTTCATGGCTGAGAGCGGTGGACAGACACGCAGTGCTTACTACACAACCAATCAGTATCTATACGGTGGAGAAGATGTTGCTAACAAAGGCGCAACATCTGAATCAGTTTCTATGGACAAGTTGTCTGGTCAGTTGAATCCTCACGACGGTGGCGGCGCCGACCGACAAGTTGTAGACGGAATCCTCAGTAAGATGCGTAGCATGCTGGGGTGAAGAAGTGTGCGAGAAGATGCTTTCGATGTCTATCTAAGGACACGAGGTAATCTTCTCAAGGCTGTAGTTGACGGCATTGATTATCATAACGCCGTTGCTGACCATTACTTTTCGGTCCTAAATGTCTCCCGTCAGGGTGATGATTTTGTCAAATCGTGGGAAGACCACTTGACTATCTCTATTCTGAAAGAAGAGATTCCATCGGAGCAAAGACAATTTAAACCATTAAGCCGACGCCATCAAAAGAAAGGAAAACAAAAGCGAAGTGACGCAGAACTTTCTGAAGTGCAGTTGTTAAATGAACACCTTACAAGAGTATCAGAGATGATGCATGATGGCGAGCATCACTGGTTTGACCGAGTTATTGAGCGTCCTCTTGAGCAGATTTTTACAGAGGATATTGATGTTGTAGGAGAGGCTGGTTACGACCATTATCACAACATACACCCGTTCAGTCCAGTTGTTCATCCACATAAGCGTGTTAATACTATTACTGGTGAACCCCGTTGGATTGAAACATTAAGACGTTTTTATCTCCCTTCAGAACCCGGTGCTCAAAGCAATAGCGAAATCCACGCTGAAATCGAAAAGGCGCAAGACAAACATGACATCAGTCAGGAAAATCCCTTTGTCTCAGGAACAGTTGAGGGAACGTCAGAAAAAAAGATTCAACAGAGGATTAACGAAATCTATGAGAACACTGATGATTTAGCAAAAGAGACATTGTTTTATGATATTGAAGAAATGCCTGATTCAACTGATGAAGAAAAAAAGGCGAAAAAGAAAGAGTTTGAAAAAATGAAGCGAGCATTTTTTGGTCAGCAAGCCATTGAAGAATTAGCGCAAGAAAAGACAAATGAATCTCGTCAACCTTTTGCTGGTCGCCATCATGACATTTCACCTCACAGTATATACATGACTGATTTTGAGCGTTGGAAGGCTGAAAATCCTAATGCTGCAACAAAAGTATCAGAGATGTTTCCTGAAGATGATGCAAAGCAGGATTTTGAGTTAAGAAAACAGCATTTTGAATCTCGTGCAAAAGATTGGTTTTCTGATGAGATTCACCCTGAGCCTTACATTGGTGAAACTGATGAAGAGCGGATTGAAAGAGAGATGGCTTTTATGAGAGGGGAGGATGTCCCTCGTGATGCACCTGAACCTATACATTTTCCTAAGAAAATGTCATACAACGGCTTTAGACATGGTTTAGAGTTCATGACACCAGCGCAGCGTTATATGGTCGCTAAGCATCTCTATGAAAAGGATACTAAACATCCAGATAATCAGATGATTTCTCTCGGTGATGGGACTTATACATCTGCTGGTCGGATTGCTCGTGACCTTAAGCAACGCGTTAATTCTGAATATGAATGGTTTCACCGTGGTCAAAATACACATGGTGGGAATGTAAATGCTCACTATGAAAGTGAAACGGATGTTCCCAAAGCGACAGAAGCACTTGACGGTGCTGCTTTTTACGAGGCGTTGAAGAAAACTAACCATCCCACTGGAGGAACTATGCATGATTTTATTCTCGGTGAACTCAATAGAAAGTTACACAAACCACTCAGTGAAAAAATGCAAGAAACATATGCAGATGAGTTTGATGAAGACGAGGATGAGTATGAACCTCTCACTTTAGATGAGTTGAAGTATATTCCGAGAATTAACAACAAAACCGCAGCAAACGCAAGGCAGCGTGCAGAGGATGAAGACATCTCATACAAAGAAGCATATTACAAGGAATTAGAAGAATCTCAAATGGGAGGTGAAAACGAGATTAATGAAAAACAGTTACTCGAACTTGTTGGTTTGGATAAAAATCTAAATCCCTTTGAGGCCAAAAAAGACCACCATCCTGATACTCCTCTTATGAGCGCAGAGGATTTCAATAATGTTCGCCAACGTGCTCTTTCACTGGCTGACCGTTCTCGTGACCACAAGAGAGTAAGGAACTCTGCACAGAGGCATTTACGTGGTCATGACGGGTATAGAGCAACAGATGTTCCTGAAAATGAGCGTGGGTTATACGTGACTGATGATGGAAAAACACTCAAGGGATTAGCATCATTTTTTTCTGACCCGTTTCATGAGAGCGGTGGGTTTGGTAGGTCACCTTCTGCATTTCTTCATTTTTTGCATGGTCATCACCCGAAAGACGAGGATGGATTTTCTCATATCGGGAATGAAGATTTCGATGATGCTTTTTTCACAGCAAATGAAAACCACACAGGTCTTACTGGTTTCTTGAGTCCTATGTTTCACGATAAGAGAGCGCCTCTCGATGTTGACCCGGCTGGAGTGTTAAGTGCTAAAGATGCGAGTAGACCGCATGGTTTCAGGGATGGAAAAGCCTCTGCGAAAGGAAGAACAAGAAAAAATACGTTTAGTAATGGTGTCACATCCTTTGCTGCTCCCTATACAAATATCATTAGGACAATGAGCAAGGGTAAAATAAAGGAAAAGTTCGGGGGTAAAGCCAATGAATATAGGAATGTAATATCTGGTCCTCTTGGTGATTCTCTTCATACATATCAATCATCTACTGACCCGTTTGGTCATTCTAAAAGAAGGTCAAGACACGCTCATAGACATGCAACAAAACTTGGTAGAATGAGGCCACCTCATGACCCTCAAGAAAAGGGTATACTTTCAGTAAATATGCTGAACACAGGACGGCATCCGTTTAGCCATAAAGTCAGAGATGCAAAGGAATGGAAGGGTTCTATGGGGCGTCTTAAAGGGGGAGGGGGCGACTTAGAAGATTTTTTGTATGTCCCCGGCACCGAAGAATCGGATAGTTCTACGGGCCGTCTTCAAGGTATAATCTCAAGAGATTTATCCGGTGACTTTGATTATGAAACAAAAATAGGTGACATAGAGAGTTTAATGCTTTTACAAGAGGAAGACGAGAGAAAACTGGAAGAAATGAAAGAGCAAGGGGAGGTAAACCCCAAACTCATTGAAATAATGGATGAACGACACGAGGAAATCCAATCCATTGAGCAAAGCCTACGAGAATATGAGCATTCTGAGCAATACGGTGATGTGTATACTAACAAACAACGACTTAGAGAGTTTAAGCATATAGATAATAAAGATGCTGCTGATAATGCTGCACACATTGAAATGGCAAAGCGATTACTTGCCACGGTTCCTTCTGATAAGATGCCTGACCCTGAACAAAACCCTACTGGTTTCTGGAGTATTTCAGCAAGGGCCTTAGCAGACGCTGGGCGAGTTTTGAGAATGGCAGACCCACAAGATGGTATTTTCACTTACTCATATGGTGGGAAAGAAGTCGAACAAAAAAGTGCGAGTGAGATTTTCTCTTCTGAAGGTGATATGATTGACCCACATGCAAGAGTGGGGAATATCGTAAAACGATTTGGTGTTGAAGTTCTTCCTGAGAGCAACCCAATTACTGTTCTTCAAAATCTCGGTCTTCCAAATGATGAGTATCACAACGACATGATAGAACGTCTTTTTGACCACGCAAGAACTATTGGTCCAGTAAGAGTCATGACCAATTCTGCGGTGCATAGCACTGGTGTCCCTTTGACTCCAAGGGGGAGCATGGCGTTTCACGATGCTTCAATTGAAAACCACCAAGACGCTTTTACTGACTTTGTAAAGCAACAGCGTGGGAAGGATAAACAAAGGGCAAATGAACTAAAGGACCGTTACGAGCGTCCTCTTTCATTCATACCTTCTATCATGCGCCGTGACCAGAAAGCGAGTGAGATAAACAATCTAACTCACATCCCACTGACGCCTGTCGAAATGTCACAAAGACAAGAGAGTGTATATGGAAATGCAAAGAGAGGCAACGCAAAAAATCCTAACATCAAGGCTACAAAAAATAGAATCCGTTCAGCACTTCATGATTTGATTGTGAGTCACGGGGAGGAAGAGGAAGGTCAAATCTATCCAAGTAAAACGGTGACAAAAGCAGGGTGGGGCACATTCCCCGTTGGCCCAGCAACAACAGGGCAGCATCACACTGTGCAGGATATGTGGGGTTCAACCTCTGCCATGGATTTTGGTTATCCGGGTCGCTCACCTGTTGGTTGGGAAATTGAAAATGGTCAACCAGTCATTGGTTTCAACACCCAAGATGAGTTGCTTCACAGTGTCCCTCACGGAATCATGGCGGAACTACATGGTGAAGAAAAGGCTGCTTTATGGGGTCAACAACAGTGGCAACCACTCAGCACTGTGAATTACATTTCTCGTGCGAACATGATGGGTCAACAGCCTAATGATGATATAATCTTGAGGAGTGAAGACCTGATGACGCTGATGAATCCTGACTTACTTTACAAAGAAGATGAGGCAAGACCGCCTCCTCTTCTCCCAATGCACCGTCTTTTCTCCGTTAAAAATCTCGATTCGTTCCGTGGCTTTACTGGTGATTGGGTTGTTTCTGCTTATCCTGAAGGACAGCGCATCATTATCACTCGTGACGGGGATGATATTTCTGCTTATGATTCAAACGCAGATGATGTTGCTATTCGGGGTAGAACAAAGAAGCATCTCAAAAAGTTGACAGAGAAGGATTTCGTGGTTGACGCGATTAAGCGACCAAACCACATTTACATCTTCGATATTCTTGACTATGATGGCACAAATGTCAGTGATTTAAGCACCCCTGAACGGTTGAAATTACTTCGTGGGCAGTTTGATTCGTATGAGAACGCACACATTCCGTCTCCCGATGATACAGTTGTGACTGATGAGGGAGGTCTTGAAGCAGCCGTGGAGAGATTGTCCGAAGAAAACCCCCGCCTTCTACTCCGTGATGGTAAATCCACATACATGAAGGGAGAGAGAAGACATCCAAAGTGGTTTATGCTCAGGAGGAACAAGGACATCGCTCTCATAATTCTCGATGTTCGCGGAAAAGGTCCGTTCACCTACCGTCTTGGTGCTGGGCCTGTTGATGAGGATGACCTTGGGAACAGAGGGGTGAAGTTCGATGGGGAGACATACCTCGATGTTGGGACCGTGAAGAGTCCTAAACCGTTTGAAGAAGGAGATATTGTTCGCGTCTCGGTTTCAGGTGTTAAGGAAAAGAAGCGTTCAGGACGCCTCATTTATGATGTCACCCCTAATACTATACGCGCGGGTAGTAGTATAGAGAGTCCAGCAAGCCTTGAATCTCTCAGCCTTCTTGCCAAGTCACATCCAATCATTCCTGTGCATTATGACATCGAAATGGCTGATGAGAAGATGACTCTTTCCTTTGATGGTATTGATGATGTGGTCTACAAGATGACCATGACTCGAAATGGATATTGGGTCCATGAGCCTCAAGCCCTGCTTTCTCCTCTGATGAAGTCCGACTATGCGATTCAACTTGCTGAAAGCATTCGTCCTATTTGGCACGATGTAGCAGGTGTCATGATTTCCAAGAAGTTAGAGCGTGTCAGGAGCATGACTGACCCAAAAGACCGCGAAGCATCTGAGGAAGAGTCAGCAGGAATCATTGATTCTGATGATGATGAAACCATCTTGAAGCCTGAAGAGCAGAAGAAGATGGCAGACATGCTCAGTCGAATTGCTGACTTAACTGAGCGAATCAGTAAAGAAAAGATGACTGGACGAACCAGTGCTCAGGGTGTTGGTCTTTTTGGTGACGGTGTTGAATCACCTCGTGGACCAACCGAGGTTCAAGGTGAGCAAACACAGCCTGATTGGGACATGTTAGAGAGGCCAACGGAAGACCCTGAAGAGGAATACCCAGCGGCCCGAAAAAAGCGCAAAATCTTAGAGCAGTCCAACGAAACAGAGATTGAGGAACCGCAGGGGTGACTGCGTTTGGTTCATATAGATGAACGGCCCCTTGCTGGGATTAGTGTGCTTCGACAACCTCTACAACATGGCATTGAACTCCTCAAGGCGGGGTCTGACCTCGTCGTCGCAGGATATGCCTCTGTTGAACTCGTTGACAAGCAGGGAGATTTGATTACACGCTCGGCTCTGAAGGACGCCTTCAAGAAGTTCATGACAGACCCGAAGTTTAGAAATGTCCAACTCGCACATTCCAATATTCAAGTAGGAGAAGTAATTCCAAATTATACAGACAACAACGGGAGAATGTGGAAAAGCGAAGTTGATGACGCAGGAATGTTTGTTGTAGTCCAGTTAAGAAACGATATAGAAAAAGCAAGGGAGGTAGCGGCGGAAGTTCGAAAAGGAAACCTACGTGGGTTTAGTATCGGAGGACAAGCATTCAAGCGAGTCAACAAGAGCGATAACACACACGGCTCCTATCAAGAAATCTCGAAACTCGAACTTCACGAAGTAACAATCTGCGAAAAGGGAATCAACCCGGAAGCAACATTTAGAATCCTAAAAGAAGACAAGGATAACAACAAGGTGAGTAAAATGACTGATGATGTAATGGAACAAATGAGTAGCGTCCTCGAACGCCTCGAAGGACGACTGGACTCAATGGAGAAGGGAGAGTTGCCACCGGCACTCGCTGCTGCTCAGAAGGAGTCGAAAGATGAATCCAAGGATGAGAAGGAAGACAAGGACGACAAGGACGACAAGGACGACAAGGAAAAGTCCGAGTTCTCCGATGTTATCACTGCTGAATACCTCAACTGGATGGAGCATACCCTCAAGTCCGCTGGTGTTGACACGGCAGGTGCTCGTGCTCACTTCGATGATATAGCAAAGCACAATCTTGGTTCTACTCCTGAAGCCATCGGTGACGGTGCATCTTACTTCGCTGCTCAGGTAAAGGGTCGCGCTCAAGAAAATGGCTCACCCTCCACTAACGCTCTTTCCCGCGCTGGTCTAACTCGCGGTGGTGCTAAGGTCGAGAAGAGTGATTTCATCTCTGCTGACGCTGTGGATTCTTCCCAATTGGAAGCCGCATACGAGGTCTACAAGGCTGCTCGCGCAGAGCAGGCTTACAAGGGCGACCTTGAGAAGCACTTCGAGGCTCGCTTCCAGCAAGAAAGCCATGCTGAAGTCCAGAAGGCTGCTGCTGCTGAGTTCGATGCTCGCGGTCCTCTCGGTGAGGTCATGAAGGCTCTTGACGCTCTTAACGACCGCATTGACAACATTGGCGCATCTGGTTCACCTATTGCTAAGTCCGATTCCTCCCCAAACATCGAGGTTCCTTCAACGGTTGACCTTGCAAACATGTCTTGGGACGAGGTCCACCAACTCGCAGGGAGCGTCTTCCGAGACGAGTGAATAATTAAAAAAAAATACGGAGATGATGAAAAATGGCACGAAACTACGTTCGAACAGTTACCGACATGGAGCGCTACTACTATGGCGCCGGAAATGCAATGGGATATTCCTACACTGGCAGCGAGTTGCTGAAGGCTGACAGCCCAATGCTCTCCTCCACCGCAGGAACCTATCAGGCAATCTATGGCCGCAAGGTCTGGAGCCAGTTGAACCAAGAGTTCAACGCTTTCTCAATCCTACCTAAGCGTCCTTGGGACCGCTCCGGTTGGCGCGTCATCACGGAGAAGCCTAACGCTGGTGTTCTTCATGGTGGTCTTGCAGAGAACGGTGTCCTTCCTGACACTGTCAAGCCTGTCTTCCAGCACGTGGCTGCAAAGCCTAAGACCATCGCTCATTCCTTCGACATGAGTGAAGTCGCTATCTTCCTTGCTGACAAGGACGATGGTATGGGAGACATCCGCTCTGTCCTCAAGGAAGAGATGGGTAAGCACCATGCTGAGATGGTCAACAAGATGCTCCTAACGGACTCTGAGACAGCCGCAGGAAACAACTTCGAGTCCCTTGACCGAATCACTGGAAACGACGGTGGCTCCTCTGGTGGACTAACATCCATGGAAACTGGTGCAACACCGGGAACTGACCACTGTGGTGCAAGCGACCTCGACATCTACAGCATTGACCGAAGTGCAAACTCATGGTCCAACGCTGTCGTGAACTGCGGTGCAGACCGAGCAGCAGGGCAGAGGAGAACTTTCTCCCTTGACCAGTTGGATGATGTCTTCCAGCGCATGTGGGAACTTGGTGGCAACCCCAAGGTTATGCTCACTGGCTATGATACTCTAATGCGCCTACAGCAGTTGCTACAGGCACAGCAGCGATTCATGGAAGAGAAGCGCGTTACACCAACCTACAACGGTGTAAAGGGTGTTCCCGGTATCGAAGCCGGTTTCATCGTCGCTACCTACAACGGTGTCCCAATTATCCCATCGAAGGACGTTGAGAAGGACGGCATCAGCCGAGTTTACTTCCTCGACACGGACTACCTATACTTCTCCACGGCAATCCCGACTCAATACTTCGAGTCCGGTATCGAGACAGGCGACCCATTCGCTATCAACCGTCTCGGTCAGGAAGGGCTATACCGAACCATGGGTGAAGTGTGGACTACCTTCTTCCGCGCACAGGGGAGTATTCGGGACTTGTCCTGATGGAGACAACAAGAACAATACGGAGATGATGAAAAATGGCAACAGTAACCTCACACACAAACTTGACAGTAACGACTACCTACTTGGATATACCAATGGGTGGAAACAGTCCCGGTGCACCTGCAACAGTTCCTAATGCAGACGGCACTGTTGGTGACAACACAGCATGGCTATCCGGCACAGCGGCAGCAGGGACATACCCCGGTGCTCTTACAGGATTCCAAGCAGTGAACTCCAGCAGCAACGAACCAGTCAGTGGACTTCGACTAATCTCAGTCATGGTCACTGGTGATACAGGCACAACTCAGAAGTTCGCAGTCAATGCTTACGACTCAAGCCTGAGCCGCATCTATGCACTTATCAACTTGACAAACAACACTGACACTGATGAATCATTAGCAGCAGCAGCGACTGTTGTAGCCCACGAAACTGGTGAACTAACCTTCACAGTCGGTGGCGCTACAGACACGACCTTGATTACGCTAATCGCCGGTTGAAGGTGACAATACATGCCTATTGTGACTTACATTGGTCGCTCCCATGTGCGTCGGGCTACAGACCCTAAGATGCGCGATTGGGAACAGAACCGTCCAGTTGACGTTACATCTGCTTGGCTCGACCATTACCACCCTCGCCTTGATGAGATTAACTTCCGCATCGAAGGTTGGACTGCTACAGAAGCAGAAGAGCGTAGTGAAGACCTTGGCAATGATGGAATCCCTGATGAGGGCTGGTCCCGTAAGGATATTCAGAACTGGCTCGCTACTTATGACATCAAGCCCAAGGGCTATGCAACAAAGTCCACACTACTCGAACTCGTCGCAACTGTTATGAGTCCAGACGGAGTGGCAGAGACAGAAGAACTCGTAGCAGAGTCCGCAGAAGAAGAAGAGTGATTTGAATGGCAGTAACTATTGACACCCGACCTACCTATTTTGGTGACCGAATGATTGTAACAGGCTCATATGCCGCTACTGACACAAGTATTAACCTGAGTGGTCTTCTTGTAAGTATTGATGCAGTTATCATTAACTCTGCACTCGCACAGGTTAAGCATCAGGATGTTGACATTGCAAATGGAACCTCCTACGCTGCTGTGAGTGCCCCTCTACATGACACCTTCACCTTCAGTGGCTCTACTATTACGGTCAACCCACCCTTTGCTGGCATGGATACCGCTGGTGGAACTTTCCTTGCGATTGGTCGCCGCTCTTGAGGGCGGTGATTTAGATGGCAAAGTCAGTTACAATTCTTGGGCCTTTTCCGCCAAAGAACTTTGCTGACACTACATTGAGAACAGCAATCGCTACAGACATTAGCACCGCTATTGGTGGTAATACTTGTGTATCTTGTGACCCACATACAGTGCTTGGAAACATCTACATCATAGTGACTACAAGTTGAGAGTGAGTGGTATGCATGGGTTTGGAACTTCACACAATTGAGTTTTCAGACATCGAGCGTATGCAAAAACAAGCAATCCGTTCTGATGTCAACCTTGACCTTGGTGCAATTGCTGACGAAGAACGTCCGCTACAGGGCGTTGTGAGTGAGCAACGTAATCGAAATACCGAGGCCGCTGACATCCTTAACATCGGTAAAGGGACACGTTGTCAACACTGCGGTATGCTCCACTTCTTATGGCGAGAGACATGTGGTGCATGTAAGCGCCCTATGGAATACAACCTTGGTCACCGAGACGAGGAGGCAAGGGAGTAGATGCCAGTTGTCTTTAGTCCCGGTGAGCCTGAAACGCGGCCTCTCGACCCTACTGCAATTGTCTATACCACTGCTCAAAAAGTTGCTGACTTCCTTGCTATTGGTCCTCAAGACGCTGTGCTTGTCGCTGCTGATTCTGTTTCTGACGGCGTCTATGTTACTGGCGCAGATTACCGCACAATAGGATTTGAAGTTGGAGATACCATTTTCATTTACAGTGATGCAGACCCTCTTGGATTGGAGAAGACCATCACTGCTATTTCGAACGGTGGAGCAAGTGGTGTGAAACTCGCATTCACTGGTGGGTTCACTCACGCTGATTATCAAGCAGCAGACAATGCGTATGTCCAGAATACATCCTCATTCTCCAATGGAGCAGTAGGACGACAGCGTGGCATGACGAAGGCAATTGTTGAGGCTCGTATTAAGGAAACTCAGGATAAGATAGATAATATCACACATAATGCTTGGCGACCCTACCTTGTGAGTGCAGAATACATCAATTTTGACACATACAAGCCTTATCGCCGACGATATTACACAGATTATGTCGGGACAACCCCACTTCTTTTCCGCAATGTCCAGCAAATGTTGCGTATTGAACTATGGCAAGGTGACGACTACCGTGAGATTTGCGGTGCTGAGGCTCGTATCAAAATCCCTGAAGATGTTAGGGCTATTAGCGGCTCGATAGTTATGTCTCCGGGTAATGGAACTGCTGCTGTTCTCACTGCTGGCACTGGCACTGGGCAGTGGCGTGCTGATTTTGACGCTACAACTACTGCACAAAATCTCGCTGACCTCATCAACAAGGAAGACCGAGTTAGTAAAGCAGCAGTAGAGTTTGCATCTGCATTTACTCTTGAAGGCTCAACAAGCAACGTCGCTGTCCACAATGAGTTCCTTGCATCTGCAAACGCGGACTACGGAACAGGTGTTGTAAAGTTGACAAGCATGAGAGCCGTAAAAGGTGGCGAGTCATGCTCGATAGTTGTGACAGATAGTAGTGTCACACTGTCACAAACTCAGGTGAACACTGCAACTTTCAGTAGCCTTGACTCAACTACAATTAACGTAGATTCAACAAGTGGCTTCGCGAAGGCAGGTGTTTGTGTAGATGCCAGTGGTGATGTCTTTCGATACACTGGAACGACTGCAACATCCTTCACCGGCTGTGTTATCGTCGTGGGTAGCGCTCTCAGCGATATTGGCGGACAAATAACACAACATACTCTTTTGGTAGACCTTCAAGGTGGAAGTAGTAGTGGGGATGTAGGACGCCTAAGAGATTGGTGGCTCGACCACGAGGAAGGCATTGTCTACTTCAACAACTCATATCCCTTCTTTGAGTGGAACGCTGTCAAGGTTGCTTACATCTATGGAGAGCGATATTTGGAAAAGGCGATAGAAGAGGCTGCGACTAAGATGGTTGCTGCTGACTTACTGATGTCTGATGACCGCAGCGTCCTCATACCTGAAGGCACACAGAATGTAGACATCGGAGCAAAGGTGCAACTTTTACGTCAAGAAGCAGAGGCCATATTGAGACGCTACACGGAGATTGTGGTGTTTGAATAATGGATAAGCGGAGTATGATTGACGACATCTTTCGAGATATGATGAGCGATTACAGTAAATCCAGCGTCCAAGAAGAATTGAAAGAAGTCCTTACTAAGATGCCAGCAGATTTCAGAGACACTGTAGAGACAAGAGAACTCAGATTGGAAGGAATCGAGAAAGAGGGAGATGGATATTTCAGAGACAGAAAGCCTGTGCCTGATGAAATCCTTGAACATGTCATGAACAGGGTGGATGAAGTTATGCTCACAACCTCTCCTTTGCTCTACGAATATGGGTTGGTTTATCGTGGTGGAGTCCTTCTACCTGATAAAGCAGCATTGATGCGGGGTGATGAGTGATGGTCGCGACATTCGATGAAGCACTCACATCTGTCCTCAACACTCTCAGTGATTGGAATCGTGGCAACACAGACAACATCAAACCAGTCATCGCTGACGTTGCTACACTCACTCCTGAGCGCGGTAAGCGTCTCGATATGTCCCGACAGGACTTCGTTATGTGCTACGAGACAGCGCACAACGAAGAAACTCCTGAACTTCTCTACGACTTTGTCACCACGCGGGTGAACATTACGATTGACATCCGCACATCGCGAAGTCGAGAGCATCTGAAAAAGATGGAGAATGAGGTGCGACGCCTCGTTCATCTGAAGAGAAAAGGCGACGGAACCAACTTCGACCGAATGGTGTTCAAAACACGCACGGATTTGTCCGATAGGACGAAAATGTATTTTAGAATGACCTTTCAGACCGAAGTTGTTATCTTCGCGGAACTTATCCCATGAGGTGTAGAGCATGCCATCCACAGTATACAAGGGCGATTTGACCGAGATTTCCTTCGGTCACGAGACAGGTTTAGTGTTGACACATGATTACAATTCATCATCGTTCACGTTTACACATACAAGCACTGATAGCACTGCTGGAACCAGCCTTATTACACTAACTAATGGTGCTGCATCTACTCCGGTTCAAAGTGGAGTGCTCAAGTATCCAATCGGTATGCTCGTTGGTGCAAAATTAAGTATTATTGGAACTAACAGTTACACTGCTGATGATAACGCTGCTACTGGGAAACAATTTACTGTCGTCGCTCAAACATCAACTACTTTTACAGTTACACCTAAACTTTCTACAGCCACATCTACCGCGTCATCAGGGACTGATGCTCTTGTCTTCCATTCTTTCGCTCTTCCTGCTCTCGATATAGACAGTGGGTATAACGCCGCAGCCAATAACAGCAGTGAATCTGTTCTTACAGACCAGTTCCTTGGTGTCACGACTGCTGTGACGTTACCTGAGACGCGAGTAGACCTCAAGCGTTACCATGTCGTTGGTCTTGGTCGAGATGTATCAGTGCAGGTTCCGGGTCGCTTCATCAATGAAGGTGGCTCCTTTGAAGTCAACATGCACAATCCTCGATGGCTCTACTACTGCCTTGGTATGGAAGCAATAGATGTAGGAACTGAATATGATACTCTTTGTGATGATAATGATTATCTTTTGAATGGAGCAGTATCTGCTGGTGCATCTCTTCTTGTTTTTAATACCACTTCAAGTAATGCTACACCTACATTCAAAGCAGGCTCATCCGCTGTTGCGGCTGGTGATTATGTTATCATAAAAGATACAAACACTGAGAGCATAGTTTCTTTCAAAGAAGGTGATAGTGATTCTTTTACAGATTCTACTTGTGATACTGACCATACACCAACAGGCGGTGATGCTACTGTATTTAGTGGTAATGCAAAAATCATTCGAATGGATTCTACTGCACTTCTCAAGGTTGGGATGGCAGTATCAGGCACTGGTATTGCCGCTGGCTCTGTAATTACTCAAATTGATAGTGCTACGTTATTCAGAGTAGACCTTGATACAACCGCAAGTAATAGCAATGAAACGCTTACATTCAGTAGCACTTTTGGTGCATCAGCATCTAATATTTACTACAATACGACAGAAAAAAGTGAAATCCGTCGAATTGTTTCTATTGCTCAATCAAGCGGCGCTGGTCAAATATTCCTTGATAGCCCGTTATGTTTCAGTCATGCTGATGATACTTCAATTCGCTTTGCTCGATTTAATGAGCATACTGCATCCACAGGCACTCTTATCAACAATGGTGGCGGATACTCGGCAACTCACACAAGTGCGATGACTGTAGATGGTGTTGACGCAAGAGAGCAATTCGCTATTGGTGATACTGTTTTCAATGCAAGTAAGCAAAGAGTAGGTGTTGTGACCGCAATTGGTAGTGCGACTTCAATTACTATTGGTGGTGGAACTCTTATTGACGTTGCTGATAATGAACATCTTTACAATCATTCACGACATGGAAGTCCTGATAGATTATCTGATGGGACTTTGACTAACCCTGTGACTCGTCTTCTTTATTCACGTAGCCATGTGCCATCTTTCGCAATGGAAGTCAGTATTCGTCGTCGTGATAATCAGGCTGATGATGGGACTACCGCCGAAGTTGTAGATGGTGGAACTTCTGATGCGAAGCAGTTGACTCGTTTGTTCCGTGGATGTAAAGTCAAGGAGTTCTCTTTGACTGCTGATACAGATGCGGCACTTCGCCTCTCTGTTGGTTTTGATTCTGCTCTCTGTTATACAGACACAGGTCGTCTTGAAGACGCTAACAAAGGTGACCGATACAATACGCATCGCATCTTTGAGGATACTGCAAACACAGACATTACGCGAAAAGAAGCAGGTATCGCTGTTGGCACTCAAAAGCCATACATGTTCTACAATGGAACCATCACAGTTGCGGGAGTCCAGATTGGACAAGTTGTATCTTTCACAGTCACTGGAACCACTGGTGTGCAGCAATTCTACACCATAAACGGTGCACCGATTGCTGATGCGGCTACTGACCAAGTTCCGTTTGCTGGTGCTCGTAATGCAAGTATTGCTGTTGAAGGTCAGACAGAATACATGGCTGACTTAGAAATTATCGTGGATGACCCTGTGTTTTACCACAAGATGCGGCGTGCTGTAGACCACGATGCTACAACTACAAACATGATTAAATTATCATTTACAAAGGCCGGTAGTTCCGGCACACGTGAGAGCATAGACATCTATCTCGATGACTACGTTATCACTGAGGCTCCGCTCCCTATCCCTGAAGACAAGGGACCAATTCGCGCACCGCTCAAGGTCATGCCCAAAGCAATGCGCGTGGTTTCAACGGATACTCTATTCCATTGCTGAGGTGAAAAGATGATGCCAACGCCCCGTGAACGTGTCTATCACTTCCGGCGTAAGACCGCTCA